TAGTTGTCACCTGAGAATGTTGTTGCGGTGCCCTGATGGGAACCGAAAACACCACCGGTAGCAGCGCTATTGGAGCCTTCGCGTAAGCACCACTTTTCTTGGTTCTCAAGAAGGATAGCGGTGTTCAAGCGTGTCGTTTCGTTAGTGATCTCAGCAACTTTGTCAGATTTGAAATCCAATACTGGAGTCCATTTCTCAACGAGTTGCTCAGCGTAATCTTTGTTAATATGCATTAAGTTAGCCATAGTTTTATTTGTGTTTTTCCTTTTTTATTGTGAGTGAATTACTTAGCAAATCTGTTAAGTTTCTTCATCTCGTTCAGATAGCCGTTTACTGCATCACCTGATTCAGCACGTTCAATCTCATTGTTAAATTCTTGTTTTTCCTCGATGATTTGAGGACGATCGACCTGAGGGGTCTTTACAAATTGTTCTTTGACTGATTCTTTAACCAAGTCAACTTCTTCTTGTGAGTCCTTTTCAAACATATCTACAACATACGAGAAGTTTTCTTCGATGTATTGTGGAGCTTTGTTCGAGAGAAGCTTGTTAATAAATTGTTTCTTAGCAGAAGGCATGTCAGCAGTCTTTTGTTCTAAGAGAATGTGAGCTTCTGCTTTATTAGCACGAAGAGCTAATTGAGTGTTTTCTTTGAGAGATTCGTTGAGTTCAGCACGAAGAGAATCGATCGTCTTCTTGCCATCGACGAGAGCTTCTTTGACCTCCGAGTCAACAAACTCTTCAGTGATACCAACAATTTGACGGATCTGGGCGAGTTGCTTAACAGCCTTGATGTTGTTAACAGCTTCTGAAATTTGTTCGGTTGGAACATTCTTGTCGATATAAAGATCAAGATAATTCGAAACTTCTTCAACGAGGCGCTCTTGGAAACCTTTTGCTTCTTCAGCCATTTGGCCTTCGTATTTTTCAACTACTTGTTGAAGCATTTCTGTGTGCTTTGCATCAATACCTTTGACGAGCTTTTGGAGCTTTACTGCATGATCAGTATCAATTGCTTCAACGAGTTTCTTGAGCTTGGCTGTGTGATCGGTGTCGATCTTTTCAGTCAACTCTTCGAGTTTGCCTGTATAGTGCTCATCGAGCTTTTGCTTAAGATTTTCAGATTCGAGTTGAATCTTTTCTTTTGATTTTTCTTCGACGGCCTGATTGAATGCCTCTTCAATCGTATTGAGTGTTTCTTCAGAGATCAGGTCCTTGAACTGTTCGTTGAGAATATTCTTGATCATGGTTGTAATTTTATTTATCTAAATTGTTTTATTTTTTTGGAACCAAAGCGATTTTAATGCGATTTTTTAATTTATTTTCAATCATCTTCTGCAAAGATTGATTTGCAGCGCTGTAGTTTTTATCAGCAACATTAGCGATAAAAGTTTTAATGTCTTTGGTTTCCATATAAATTATTTAGAGGACTTAAGAGAGTTAATGAACGTCATCAACTGTTCTTTTAAGAAAATATCAGCTTCGTGTTTTGGAAGTTTTGTAAGTCCTTCTTTAAGATTAGAAAATGCATTAGCAGACACTTCAATAATTCTGCCATCAGTGCCAACCAACCATTCTTTTGATTCAAGGATGGATTCAAGCATGGCGTTTTGAACTGATGGTTGGTGCACAACGTCGAGGCAAATAAGGTGGAAGTTTGATACTTTCTTTCCATTATTGGATTCGGTGAGATTTCCAAGTCCGCGTGTAGAAATGCCCATTTGAATCTTGTCCTTAACAAGAGACTTAAGAAGTTGTCCCATCGGAGTATCAAGAATTAAAGATTTACCCATGAAGTAATTGCCATTTTGCTTAAGTTCCGTGACAAGGTGACAAGCATTTACTGGGTTTACCTCAGTTGATTGGGGATGATTCATTTCGCCAATTGCTCGACGAGTCTTGACCATATCACTCATATAGCGACCGACTTCTTGAGTCATTTCATCAAGTTGGTAAATACGGCCGTTTTGATTGCGCTCATTTGCAAGCATATAGGGCCCTGTAATATAATATTTTTGAGGCTCAGATGAATTTTTTTCTTCAACAAGAAAGTCGAGTTCTTCGTGTAATTCAGTGGTTAAAAACTTTAATCCCATAGGTGTCTAAAGTTTATTTATCTAATACTAAATAATTTTCTGCAATAAAGTAGCTTTTATGCTATATCTGTTTCCTGCACCTCAATAAATCGGGGATGCTGAGTAAACAAAGGAATATTTTCCTCTGTTGTAGATTCTTCTAAAATTAAATAGTAGTCTGGAGCAAGCATGCATTGTTCGTCTGAGAGAGATACAGGAAAAGAACTGCCATTATTTCCTGTCGACAGAACTGGGCTATTTGGTATATTTTTTAGACAAAGCATGTAATTATTTAATAAATAAAAATATGCCTGGCGTAAAAATTTCAGAACTCAACTCAACGACTCAACTCAACGATACTGATTATATTCCATTGGCTCGTCCTGGATTGGGTAACGGAAGCACTTTTAAAATTCCGGGCAGTGTTTTTGGTAAACAAGCTGATGTTACAAGCTTAACAAACAACAAAGTATCTAAGGCAGGAGACACGATGACAGGAAAACTGACTTTAGATGGAGACCCAACTCAAAACCTGCATGCTGCAACTAAAAGTTATGTCGACACTTTAAACTCGACAGCTTTAGGAGTAGCTAACAACAAAGTTTCCAAGTCAGGAGACACGATGACAGGAAAGCTGACTTTAGATGGAGATCCAACAGCTCCTCTTCATGCTGCTACTAAACAATACGTCGACGGTCAAATTAGCGGGGCAGTAGGAGCTTTAGGAAAAACTTGGGCAGATTTTAAATGTTCTTAAAGACCAAGTTGCTTTTCTGTGATAATAACAAAAGTTGATCCTTTTGCTTCACAGAAAGCTTTTGCTGCGGTCCACTTCGCTTGATTCTTAACATATTCCGCTTGTTGATATAGTAAAGATTTAGTTTTCTTGTTCTTTTGAACAGGAGGAAGAGTCTGAGAATGTGGTTTGACTTCAATAAGAAATTTTTTAAGTTCCCCGTTCTTGTCCCGCATAGTAATATTAAAATCTACAAAATATCTAGAAACTCTTCCAGTAAGAGGATTTTGATAGGGAATAACAATTGATTCAGAACCCCATGAAAGAACGTTTGGGTTAGCATCAGCCCACTTTTGGAACTTTAATTCCCAGGAGCTTCTAAATATTATCGGGAACGATCCTTTGTATTTTTCGGGAAATCTGGGAGTAAAGGATCCTTGCCTATATTTTGAATTCTTTTTCAAGATCCAACAATTTTTGCAAATAATGCTTCGAACTGAAAAGATTCTTCGTAAGGTTCTTTTAAGGAAGGTTTAGCAGACAAATGTTGATGAATTTGATCATATGCGTCTTGTCCCGCCATTTCAACATCTTCTGAAGTTAAATCATGAATAGAAAGCATCTTAACAGTTTCTTCTGCAGAAGGATCTTCAAACTTCTTAGGACGACCTCTAACATCATGTCTATCAACAATTGCACCGTATTGATAATCTGTTTCATCTGATGTTTCACCAAGAGAGAAAACAAGAACCAAATCAACTCCTGGATCGGATTTAACTTTATAAAATACAGAAGCTTCGGTCTTATCCATGGTTGGAATGACTGATTTGAATTCGAGATTTGAGCTAGCCTCAGATTCGTTTAAAGATTCATTAGCAGCTTCAGAAGCATAAAGAGCTTTTTGTTGAGCTTTTGCTTTGGCTTTTGTTAGAGGCTTTTTAGAAAAAGATTTAGAAGAACCTTTTTTGAAAACTTTATAACCAGATCCAGATTTGTGTACAACGTATGGCATAGTATTATTTATTGTGGAAAGATCACCAGTCTTTACAAGCCATCGCGGCAGGACTACCAGGCTTTGCTGAGGAACATTTATGTCTGGCTCGAAATGCTTTTTTCCTTTTTGTATTGCCTTTTTTGCCGGTGACCGTTACTCCTTTTTGTCCCCAGTGAACCTTTTTATAAGAACCATTTGGCTGACGAACACACGCCATCCATTTTTTTCCCTTGCGATTAGACGAAGTCTTTTTTGTAGGACCTGTGCATTTACCTGCTTCTTCTAAAAGTTCTTCGACGAGTAATTGGAAGTTCATGTTTTTAATTAACAAAAAGTGTTTAATAAATTTTGAGCAAATAGGAATGCTGGAACAGCCAATGCAGTCAAAACTCCTAAGAAGAATCGAGCTGGAGTTACGTCCTGGTAGGAATTCATCAATTCTTGTTCAAGCGTTTCTTTTTCTTTAAGACCTTCTTGAAGTAAATTAACATTAACTGAGCCTCCTCCGAACAAGTTTGTACCTTGATATTTTTCCCTTGTTCTGGATATTGCAATCTTTGTTAAAGCTAATGAGTATTTTTGAACCCATCTTTCCCTGATTAAATCTTTAATTGGTCTTTCAATATAACAGCCAACCACTCCTAAGTATGTATGAGTATCCCTTGGTTCAGGAATAATTCTAAGAATTTGAGTTCTTGGATCAAAGCGAAAATGGTCTGTCATTGCAAGAACTTTATTGCGAGTGTCTATGAATCCTTTTAAAACTTCCCATGTAATCAGATCGAAACCGAAGTTTCCGATCATATAACTCGAATATATGGATTGACTCATAGCTTGTTCCAACGTAAATAGGGTGTTAATACCAGTATCTTCCCCTCGATCCACACTAAAACAGTCCACGACTTTTCTGTAAGAAGCCAAATCATAATCATAAGCAGCCGAAACTCCTGAAACTCCCGTGCCATCCCTCATTTCTGTGGTCTTGTTTATTAAATCGTCTACTTTAATTCCCACACCGGCTTTATAAAGCCTTGAATCCAATACTAAATACTCTTCGGTATACCCAGCCCACTTTGTAAAATATTCGATTGAATCGGTTATAGCATCATATATCTGTTCATCGGAAACCTCGAGGTTAATGAGCGGAGCTCCGAGTTGGTGCTGAATTCGTACTGACAGTGTATCGTAAGAAGTAATTTGAGGATTTAAAGTAGTCCCTCCTGTATAGCCTGCAGGTAATACTGACATATAATTGTATTTATCTTAATTTACAATAAATATTTATGTGGAATTTAAAACTAATAAAGGCATTTATAAAATAACTTGCTCATTTACAAAAAAGTTTTATATTGGCAGTTCCATAAACTTAAAGCGTAGACGATTTTGGCATTTTTGTCAGCTAAGAAACAACAAGCACGCAAACTATTATCTGCAAAAAGCGTTTAACAAATATGGAGCAAACAACTTTGTTTTTACTGTGATTGAATTTTTTGCAGAAGATATAACGCAAGAGGATCTCATTAAAATAGAACAAAAATATATAGATGACCTAGACGTCTGCAATCCAAAAGTAGGATATAATTTATGCAAATTAGCTGGCCAACCTGGAAAAAGAACAGGGTTTAAGCACTCCAACGAAACTATCGAGTTGTTTTCCAAACAAAGAAAAGGTAAAAAGAAATCAGAGAATTTCAAACAAATTCTTTCAGAGATGTACCAAGGAAAATCTATGAAAGAAAGAACCGGAAATTCGGAATGGTATAGCAACAAAAAAGGCAAAACCATGAAGGAAATTACCAAGAATGAAAATTGGAAAGATCCTAGAATCGGGAAAAGCAGACCAGCCGAGCTTATAAAAAAATTATCTGAAGAACGTCAAGGAAAAAATAACCCTTCTTATAATTCAGAAAAAATATCTTTAATGCATAAAAATGGCACTATTGCCAGTAAAACAAGACTCGAATGGAGAAAAGAATGTGGTTTCGAGGTGTCGTGTTTGCTTAGAGGAGCACAAACATTTGCAAAAGGTTGGCGGCTCCTAAATTAAACTGTCGGAGTTTCCGGTGCTGCTGTTGGTGCTGCAGGAGATCCTCCGGCTCCTTCCCCAGCTGGTGTTGCAGGGGCTTCAGCAGCTGCTCCGGCTTCTGCTCCTACTTCAGGAGCTGCTCCACTGGCTTCACCAAATTCTGGAATCGACTCCCCACCAGGAGCTGCTCCGCCTCCACCTCCACCTGCTCCCATCATTCCGCCTTCTGCTCCTCCAGCTGCTTCTGCCCCAACAGCTAAAGCGAGTTGTTCCCTAAAATTTGGACCCATTTCAGTAATCTTACCAAGCTCCCAGGTTAGAGCTGCATCCTTTCTGAGCCATTCCCTGTTTTCCTTCATTTCGTCAGCAGACCAATCCAAATAATACTTTTGTGCAAATGATTTAGAAATTGCTTCAGATTGAGTTGCTGTATTATAGTTATCAAACTTCATTGAAAGCAATTGCTGGTTGCGCATTGCCATGAACGAAGTTGGTTCATTAAATTTTACATAAACTGCTTGGTCCCGAAGTTTATATTCCTTCCAAAGACCTTTAAGTTTTAAATGAGTAATAAATGTTTGTTTAACACCTGTTGCAAATTGGGCTTGCAACCGCATAATAAATCTTGCAAATCTTAATTCATCCCGAGTAATTTCCGCTCCATCTTTAAAAGGATCACCAGGAGTTAAAAATCTTGATGTAGGAACTTTTAAGCTCTTATAAAGCTTAGCAAGGAAGTAATCAAGATCTTTTATTTCCCCGAGAGAATTTTTTGTAAACACTCCACAATCTAAAGCAAATGTATGGAAGTTGTGGTATTTTTCTTGTCCGTCGATTGTAAGAGTTCCAACTTCAATTG